GAAAATGTTTATTGATAAGTTCAGCAACAACTGACTCATCAAAAGGTATAGTTTGTTCTTTAAGTATAATACCAACCTTAGCAAATAGTTTACTTGCAAGGACAGGTTTATCTTTATTAGCAATTTTGAAATCTATTGTTGAAAATCTACTATGTAATGGTTCAATTAATCTATTCTTAAAATTAAAAGTAAGAATAAATCTACAATTCTTATGAAACTCCTCTATGAACCCACGCATAGCAGGTTGAGTAGATTGTGGATTTAAATAGTCTGCCTCATCTAGTATGACAACCTTCTTACCGCCTGATAATGATACTGTGGAGGCAAAGTTTTTGATCTTGGTTCGCAAGGTGTCAATACCAGATTCTTCAGAACCATTGATGAACATATAGTCAGCACCCATTTGCTCACACAATGCTCTTGCAACAGTAGTCTTACCACAACCAGGTGGGCCTGCAAGTAGTAAGTTTGATATCTCACCACGATCTACAAAAGACTGAAAGGTCTCTTTGATATCTGTTGGTAAGATACACTCATCTATTGTTTGAGGTCTATATTGTTCGACCCACAAAAAATCACTCATACTAATACTTACTAAAATGTCTCTGTAAAGATTCTAGTTTATCTTCGGCGTGTGCTAAATGTTCTAGTTTCTTTTCAGCAGTGGCAATATAATCAATATGCTCTGCAACACCAATAGGGTTATTGAGAAAGACCTCTAAGTCTGATCTCGCTGCCTCTACATCTGCCTCTAGTTTTTTCTTTAATGCATTTGCAATCATTTACTTATTTTACTATCTGGTTCTAGAGCAATCCAATATTCAATTGGTTTTACTTTGTTTTTAAAGTGTGATATTGATTTACTAGAAACAGCAACATCATAATCACCAGGTATAATTTTTAAGTTTTCAATCTTAAAATTGAAAGTAAAATCAGCAGACGCTTCTGTACCTACAAATTCTTCATAAGAATTAGCAGAATTCTTTTTATCGTGTACTTTAAGAATTACATCTTGACCTTTTTTACCTACTAATGATAAATCAGGCAACTTCATAATTGCAGCCATCTTTAATAGTTTAGAAAGTATCTCATCTTTTAATTGAAAGTTTACATCAGCATCAGGCATAACCACATCTTTTTGAGGCGAAGTTACGACACTTTCATCTGAATAATAATATTTTGCTTTAGACTTTGAACCAGTAGATCCGATAGTCATAAACTTTTCATTTGAAATATCTACATCTGGTTTTTCTATGGCAGATACGATACCTAATAATTCAGATAGGTCATATACAGCAAATTGTTTATCAAACGATTCTGTTATCGTTGCCTTTGCAAGTATATTTTTCATTGTTGAGATAGTGGATAATTCACTACCAGGTTTCACTAGAATATTAGTATTGATATCTGAAAAGTTTTTCAATACCTCTAATGTTTGATCACTCAGTTTCATCATATTTTTCCTCACTCATTAATAATATAATATAGTGTACTGCCTTCAATAGGTCAGTACGATTGTAGCCGCCTTTCTTACCATACCTACACAAATATTTTATTGCATTGGCCTGGCAGAAATCTTTGTTAATCTTCAAGTGTCTTAATACATCTTGAACTTGAAATCCATCATCTGATTTGGAGTAGTGTTGTTCATATGTAAGGCCTACATATGCTTTAATTTCATTAATAATTTGATCTTCGTTATATTTCATTCTCACCTCATTCATAATATAGTGGGTATTGTTTGTGGCACAATACCCAAAAGCCTTATGGTGTCTCTTAGCAAGACACTCTACCTCTACCAGGTCTTACGAATTGCCTAGCAGTACTATTTATACGATTAGTAAGCGTATTTAGTACCATAAAGTTTTTGGATCCCAGCAGCGATAATCGCTTTTGTAGGGGTTCCAATTCTATAAGAAGTATTGTTCCCATTAGTACCAGTGTTCTGGTTAATGTAGATCATATGACCTTCACTTCTTAATGTGTCAATCATCGCTCTAGGTGATACTAAATCGAATCTTGATCTTAGAGTCTTCCAGAATACCGGTTGACCTTTTGATAAAAGGTTTAGGACCTTTTGTTTCTTTGATAGTCTTGGTCTAGCCATTCTTATCTCCTTCTGTTTTTGCCACTTCACTTTTACTACATTCTGAATCCATAGTGGCATATGGATACCGAATATCTTAGGAGTACCTTTCACGGCGTCTCCGTAATCTCTTTTCTTTAGCAACTCGCCTTAAACTTTCTTTATGTTTTCGTTGCCTTTTCAAACTAGGTTTCTCGTAATACTCCCTTAGTCTTAACTCTCGAAGGATACCTTCCTTCATTAACTTCTTTTTTAACTGGCGAATAGCCCGTTCAACATTATTCTGTTTGACTACTACTCTTACCATACTCTTTGTCTATTTGTTCCTTTATATACTCCATCAACCAAGGGTTATCGACAAATACATTCATTAAACCATTAGTTAAAGTATTCACAATCTTTTCTTCTTTATCAAACTTATCCATTGTCTGAACCATACCATATTGATAAACAATGCCGTGCATAACTTCGTGTAATAAAGTATTGGCACCGTGTAGTGTTTCAACATAATCACCTCTCAAACCAATCTTACGATCATTGTTAAAGAATTCACCAACTGCCTCTTCGGTAGTAGCAAATGATTCAGGCCAAATGTCGATATCATATTTTTGATATCCAATTTTAATTTGTTTTTCAATTTTACTCATATCATTATTATACAAAATTTTTTATCATTAGTCAAGCACTATATACAAATCCGCACCCAATACCATTACAATATTGGGTGCGGCAAGGACTATAATAGAATTTTAGAATTGGTTATTATCCACTTCTTCCTCACTATCATTGGATTCTTCTTCTATTTCCTCTTGACCATAATTTGACACATCTTCCCCAGCATCAACTTTGGTATAGAGGTCTAAGAAACTTGCCTTAGTATCATCATCAAATCTATTGACACATAACTCAATCGCCTTCATTTTATCTGAAAAGATAGAATAGGCCTCGATGATGTGGACTAATCGTCTAGTGGATATGATCTCATCAATGCCACCATCATAGTAGGTTTTTCTGATAACATCTGCCCAGGTCACTAGATTTTTAGCATACTCTGAAGCAGTTTTGTTTACTAAGTCTTTACTTTTAAGAACATTCTCTAGGATTCTATTCTCAATCTTTACAGTAGGATAACTTTGTTCAACTGTGATTGGGAATCTCTCAAGAAATGCCTCGTTAAGAACATTGGTACCGATAAACTTACCACTATCAGAACCTTGCCCTTTAGTATTGGCAGTGGCAACAACTGTGAAACCATCTTTTGGTTTAACAAACTTGTTAATCTTTTTAACAAAGATACCGTTGCCTTCTAAGATCGGTTGTAAACACATAATCTTATTTGAAGCGAGGTCAATCTCATCTAAGAGAAGAACAGCGCCTCTTTCCATTGCCTCGATAACTGGCCCGTTCTGCCAGACTGTATCGCCATCACGCAATCTGTAACCACCGAGTAAGTCATCCTCATCGGTCTCAATCGTAATATTGACACGGATTAATTCTCTATTCAACTCGGCAGCAGCCTGGGTGACATTTAAAGTCTTACCATTACCAGACAAACCAGTAATGAATATTGGATAGAAACTTTTTGATTTTAATATTGACTTGATATCTTTGAAGTGACCCCAAGGTACAAACTCAGCAAATCTATTTGGCACAACTTTGCCTTCTAAACTTGATACTATATAAGCAGCCTTAGTTTCAATTTTATCATTGACATCAATTTTTTCAGGTTCAACAACTTCAGTCTTAACAGGTACTGAACCTTTGATTGGTAATTGATATTGACCTCTAGCGATTTTGTACTTATCATTTTTTAACCAAGACTGATTTTTATAACCATTCTCTTTTTGAAAAGTATTAATATCATTTCTAGAGACTACATCAGTACCGAGAGCAGAATACATAGCCTCGGCAAACTGTTTTTGAGATTTATTTAACATATCTAAATAGTCCTTTCTTTTTGATATACTATTATGCTACTATATTTTTCACATAAAAACAAGCAAATAATGGTATATTCCTCGTTATATTACAATGACTTACCATTATTCTAAGGGTGTTGCAAAAATACAACACCCTATTATCGTTGAAATTAGTCAACATTTTCAACTGTTTCAACTGATTCGGCAGATGCTTCTGCTTCTGCAAAAGTCTCTTCCAAAGTAGGGAGTCTATATTCGCCTCTACCTACTCTATACTGATGGTCTTTCATTAACCATGCAGGTTTCTTAACGCCAGTTTTGACGCCAAGGTCGATAATGCCTTGTCTAGTAATTGTACCAGTATAACCATTATCATTAGCAGTCTTTACGAATGCCTTTTGGTTTTTATCTAGGTTCATTTTATTGTTCCCTTTAGGCGACTAGTTTTATGAAACGGTTAAGTACGAAACGACTTTGTAAAGAACCAGTTCTGGATTTAGCAAAGAGTCTTTTCAACTCACCCGTTTTAGCATTTTCTGATGGGGTCGCCATAGCCTCATCGGAAACTTTCATTGATTGTGAAGCAATCGTATAGTGTTCATCATAAGCAGTATTATGTTTACCTCTCTCGGTAACAATACACTTATTCTTTTTCCACTCTTGTTGCAAATTCTGTCTAACTTTCTCGGACATATCAAGATAACCTCTATCGTCAACTTTGCCGTGTGTCTCTTGGTGTTGCCACATATCAACACCTTTTCTACTTTGAATATAGAAGCCAACAACTTTTGTGCCAGTTTCATATCTCAAGTTTTCAATAAGATTTTTAGTAAACGATCTACTTGAATTAGACTTGTATTGTCTTTTATTTTTTCTACTCACAAAATAAGTATTACCGTGACCGCCATAAACCGAATCCCAATCTTTACTAAGAGTATCTGGTTCATATCTTACACAACCACTATCTGAATACCCG